CACCATGTTTAGGCAATATTCCTCTCAGATCACGTCTTACAGGCATGTAGTTAATCTCAAAGAAAGCTAACTCTTGTTTGGGTAGTCTGAAAATGGTGGCCTGTGTCATCAGAAATTTGACATTACCATTACAACCCTCGCTATTGTTTTCATGAATGACTTGTATGGAAAACTCATCATCACAAGGTAAAACGTGGTGAGGAACAACATACAAATGTCCCACAAGGCAAAAAGCACGGAAAACAGTGTGTCTATCCTCTCCATGGGTCGTCCTACACCAAACTACGTTTCGACCAACGATAGAAGAAACTTTGCTCAGAGGAAGACCAGACCATGAAGTTGCGAGACGGGATAAAAATTCACTAGGAACATAATCATCCTTGCGCCACACATTCTCAGTCTCACCCAACTTCTCAGGTTCAACACCTTCATTATCAATATCAAACGCCTCATCAACCTGCATGTCCAAGGAGGCAAGATCAGAGAAATTCTTTTTATAGAATTTCCATGCCAAACCCAAAGATGAAATCGTCGCCAAAATACTTATGAATGAAAGTAACTTCGAAGAATGATCCTTAAGCTTAATCGATAACATTTTCAACAATTGTTTCTTAATGTGATCGAAACTCAAACCAGCCACATAGTTCCTAAACTTCGTAGCACGCTGGATTCCAATCGCTGTAGAAGTAGCTAGAAGTTCCAAAGGAGACTCAATGAGAGAACCATTTTCTCTCATCGCTTCACCAATGCATTCACTGGTAAATTTCAAGCTTCCAAAGGTAGCAGCCGTAACTCCAACTCCAGAAATTGTGGAACCAACTGATCCCTGCAATTCACAATCTTCAAAATCTGGTACCGAATCAATTCGGAAATCACCAAAATAAAGACAATCACAGGCTGCCGGTGGTAGTAAACACCCTACACACAAACAAACATCTGCGACACTATTCTTCGATGTAATAAAAGCCAATTGGGCTTCACGATGCTCTTTGAGCCACGTATTGTAGCACTTAATAAATTCGTAAATACAAGAAGTTTCAAGAATCGTAGTGGTGACAATCTGTTCGTCTGGATTTATGGTAACCGCTTTCACTTCAATATCCCATAAGTCCGGATAATGTCCACGCTCCAATTTAGGAATGTTGAGTGAATCCAACATTCTTGTACCTGGTTTGCGGAATTGCTCTTTAGGAACAATATTGACAATGTAAGGAAATCTCCTACGAACGGCCTGAGGATTATTAAACCACACGTGGGCTTTCAAATTTTCTGTGTTTGTCGTAGCAAGCATGAGTTCACACAAAAAAGGAGTTCTACCTTTGTCTTCCAAGGAAGCTTGTGGGGTGCTAAAATGCACGTTGTTAGCTGCCTGTAAAATATCAGCCATAGATGGGTCTGTAGA